GTATTCAATTTTTTTACCACTTTTTAAAAGCGTTCCCTTGGCCAGATCAGCCATCAGAGAGTCCTAACAGTAGTATTCACTCTCACATATACATCAGTTTCAAAAGCATTCATCACAAACTGAACACCCTCATCAAATAGTTCTACTATAGCAGTTCGTAGTTTGGTGATCTCTACCATCACCCAATTCCATATCTTCTTTACTCTTGCAATAAACCAATCCCACATCTTCTGCAACACAGCTTTCAATTTTGCTTCACTGATTGTACCTTCAGTAAGTAACTCATGTTGGTGTGCAACTGCATCAAAGTAAGCTTCTCTTAACTCATCAGTCTTTTTAAATGCAGTACTAACAGTCAGGCGTACCGTCTGATAAAACGAATAGCCTAACTTCTGTTTTACACCATCTACTTTTCTACTGTATGAACCACTTTTCATATTAGCAGTCATCTTCATTTCTTTGGCCACTTTAGATGTGTAAGGACCTGAAGGTTTAATCTTATGATACTGTAACACATTCATGGGATAGCCCCAGGCTAACATCACATTGGCTCTACCAACATCATCACCCGGATCATCAAAAGTTTTACCACCAAACTTCTCCCAGCCAGTCATGGACTCCCATGCAAATCCTAAACCAACTGCCTTATTATTAAATGCCCGTTGGAAGCCAGCTTCTATAGTGCTCTTCAACTTCTCTTGGTCATCAAGTATCTTTCGTGCAGCAGCATTACCTTCTTCCATCGTGGCAATTTTCTTCTGTTGCAGTAATGATTTATCACCAGACGCTAACTCTTTGGGGTCTGCCTTTCTTAATGCATCTGAAGTATACTGTGCTCCAACTGTTCTCGTTGAAGTTACAAAACTATCTACATAGCCAATCAATTCTTTCTTTAGACTACCTTGAACCCCTGACTGTTTGAGTGCAGCAAGAACTGTAGCCCGTGACTCTTTCTGTTCACCAGACATCAGTAATGCCTTCGGGCCTTTCACTGATACTTGATCTTTACCTATAACTATATCAGCTTTAGATGTGTCTTTACCCTTACCGGTTTCTTCTTTCCAAAACGCAGACACGCCAGGATAGGACTGACCAGCAGGTCCAGCCTTACCACTAGATTTTATTTTTTGTTTACAGAGTTGAGCGAAAAGCCAAAAGGATTGTTTAAGATCCTTTGACGCTTGTGTATCTCTGTTTGTATTAGGACGTACATATGGATAAACAGCTGTCCATTGTTTATCTACAGACGTAAGAAACTTCTTAGTGTTAGCCTGTTGTAAAATTTTCTTTTTAAATTGATCTTCACTTAGATTCCTAAGATTCCAACAGTCAACAATCACCCCCTCAAAATAAGTAGATGCTGTTGTATCTTCGGTAAGTAAAGTATAAAACTCTTTTAAAGATTCCATGCTATATTTATCTTTATTCTACCTTGAAGTCTTTGAATCTATCCTCCAATGCAGTAGCTTCTACTTCTACTTGACCAGAATCTACCAACTCTCTTTGAGCTTTCTGAGCAACATCATATAGTTTCATCTTACCTCTATCAACACCTACTACAAATCTCTTGTTTAATGTTGGATCATTATAACGATTCTTCAATTGTTTAACTAACATTTGATTTAACCCTTCAAGTTCTTCTGTCGAAATTAATGCAAACATCAAGTCTGCTGTGGCTGGCAAACCAAACGATTCAGATGTATCTTCTAGTCCTATATCTGTAGATGTAAACCCTTGTCGTGTGGTTTGTGTTGCAGACACTATCGGTACATCCAACTCTACAGCTAAACCTCTCATCTCTTCCGCAATACCCTTGATATAAGTATACGAATTTACATTACTACCATATCTAAATCTCTGTGATGCACAGATATTTATATAATCAATAAAAATAATATGTGGACGAAATGATTTCTTTAACAACAACTCATTATGCAATGCCCTAAAGTGACCACAATGTGCTGACGCCGTAGGATATTCTTTAATGATAAATTTGCCTTCAGTTTTCTTTCTTATCTTATCTACCCTACTCTCAAACATCCGTTTTGGTAAATCATGCACATCATCTAACGTCAAGTTCATTAAGTTTGCATCAATACGTTCTGCAATCTTTTTCTCTGCCATCTCCATTGTAATGTATAATACATTCTTACCTTGCATCAATGTAGATGCCGCCACATGACACATGAATAATGATTTACCTACACCTGTACCAGCAAGACATACATTCAATGTCTTGTTAGGTAATCCACCCTTCGTAATTCTATTAAAGAAATCCAAATCAAATGGTATCTTTTCTTCTTTCGCATGATAGAAATCATATCTCTCCTCATACTGCTCCATATAATCATGGCCTATATGAGTATCAAAAGATACTGATAATGCATCAGTTAATATTTCTGGGATAGCATCTGGTGTTTGATCTTTAGACTTACCATCTATAATATGAATCCCATTTAAGATTGCATTATAAATTGCCTTATCTTTACACCACTTTTCTGTTTCATCTACCAGCCATTTAAACTGCTCCTCAGATATGGGCAATGATAAACTATCAACACACTCTAACGATTTTTTATATTGTTCTTCGTTTAGTGTAGCCTTTTCTAAATCTAATTTAATAACTTCAATGTTATCTGGATTAGCTTTATACTTTTCTACATACCCATCAATAGTTTCAAACACTATCCGTTGGGTAGTGTCTTGGAAATATTCGCCTTTAATATACGGAATTACTTTACGAGCATATTCCGAATTAAATATCAGATTCGTCAGAATCGTCTGTTCTATATTTAACTGTGTCATTTTTTACACTTTCATCAATAATATTCATTAATATATCACCTACAGTTGCTTCAAATTCGCCTGTAGATAAATCTTCATCAGTAGGATTATACAGCAATTCACAGTCAAATGTCAAGGGAATTTCTTCAGCCTTGCTTAAATCAACCAACTCACCTTCATCGGTATACATAGGAAACTTTACATTATGATAGGCCCATACGATACCAGAATATTTACCATCATTTATTCTGTACCCTTCTCGGTTAGTATCTTTGTGTGTAACGTAATAATAACTTGGATGTTTTCTATTCATAATGACAATAAGAATTTATAAGATATTTCTTTCCTGATATCGGCTTTTTACCCGCATGAACCCATGGCCACATAGGAGGGAACATTAATAAACGTCCTCTTTTTGGTTTAATTATTCGGTTTAACCAGAATGGAGAAGTAAACTCTGTTTCCCCACCCTCATCTACATCATTAAGATATATGAAGAAGGATAAAAATCTACGAGAAGAATTATGATCTATCACATCTACATGAGGATCAAATCTATCATAATCATTAGCCAAATATCGTTTTATTCTAATCGCTTCATACCCATAAGTTTCTGGCCACATCTTCTTGCCTATCAAACAATCAATTTTATAATGCATAATATAATCTTGAAACAACTCTAACATACCATTTTGAACTGACTCCCATTCTTCATGGTTTACTAATATAATCTGTTCAAATGATATACGTTCATCTCCATCTTCTTGATGAACTGTCTTATAATACTCATGGGAGTCCTCAAACTTCTCTATGAGTGCCTTACATGACACCTCATCTATTACATCATCATAAACTCTAATTAGATTATCAGCCATATTTGAATTTTTTATATACCTCTAACTCCAATTTTGACATTACTTCTTCTGTGAAGTATGTCTCTGGATCATTATTGATTGTTTTACCAAACTGTTTAGTACCATCAGGTAACTCTACCCGTGTTGAAACTGATTTGAATATACCAGCTTCTAGTGCTAAGTCTAAAAGACCGTAATACTTGTCTAAACCCTTCGTGTAAGACAGCCTAACGTCTACCATTTGATTCTCTTTTGTAAGTCTAGACTTGTATGTCTTACAATGGATAATGTTACCTATCACCGCTGTACCATCTTTCTCTTTTTTCTTTGAGAGATAAATGATCTGTGAAGCTGCATACTTGAGTCCTGAACCTCCACCCATTTCTTTCTGTGGGAACATAGAACCAATCACATCATAAGTATGATTAGTCAGTATCAGCGGCACTCCAAGTTTGCCAAGTTTCAATGTAAGTACACGGAACGTAGCCTTGACTATCTGTGACCGTGTCATATCTCTGGTTTCTTTACCAGCTTCTGTATCTTCTATCTCTTTCGTTGTAGATAGCATTCCTAGACTGTCAAGGCATAACAATAATGGTTTCTGTTCTTCATCATCTTCATATGCACTAAGCACTGCTAATGATTGATAACGAAACTCTTGTACAGTTGTCACAGGTAGTATCACCATTCTTGAAGAATCTATACCACGTTCCTCAATCATATCTTTGGTGATAGCTGATTCACTCTCAAAGAAAACTACACTACCATCAGGATTATCTTCAAGAAAAGTTTTACATACACCTAAGACAAAGAACGTCTTTCCTGTTGCCGACTCTCCTGCAATCGCTGTGATCTTATTTTGAGGTAGCCCACCATGTATAGAACCGGAACACAAAGCATTGAAAATATAACTACCAGTGTCCACATAACCAGACACATCGGCAGTAGCAAGCCCATCACTAACAATCGTCCCATATTCATTCCCTGTCTCCTTAATTACATTCTTCAAGAAGTTTGACATCTTCAATTTCTCCTTCACTTGAACTCATAGTATACCATACTATTCCTCTCTCCTCAAGCATCTTTTCAATTTCAGATTTTAAGGAGAGAGGAACACTTATAGTTTTATACTTCTTATTTTTGTAGACCGCTAACAACAATCAATTTTTACCCTTTTCTGTAAAGTGCCTTTTGTATATGCCCTGTTGGACCATACGCTCTTCATACGCTTCAATCTTTCGGACAATACGCCGATCAACCCAATGTGCTAAAAGAACTATGCCAACCATGCCTATAAAAATTCCACCTAACAATATCATTTCGCCACTCATGCTCCGTGCCTCACTAGATTCTGTTCAAACTCATGCAGACGACGCCATATTGAACGCAGTTCTGTAATCGTTGTCCAGTTGTGTAAGAATAATGCAAAGCCTCCATGCACTCTACTAAATGCATTACTGACTTGTACCATAACACCGAGTGTAATCATACCAGTAAACAATCCAGGACCCATTACAAGGTAAGGTGCAATAATCATAAACTGGTCATAAAACACTACCCAACAATCAAAATATCCATAATGCAAATACAATCTATGATAATTATATCTAATACCTGTGAACAGTTCGCCTAATGTTTCAGGCTGTGCAAAGTTAATCTTGTCATCTTCACCTAACACCAAGTCTTTTCTAAAAGCAGCTTCTACTCTCTGATTATTATACTCTAGATGTGGTAGTTTCCAACCAACAAACCAACTGATTGCCATACCACCTAGAGATACTATCAGAGTTGCCCATACTAATGAGCCTTCTATATCTCTGATGATAGGTATGTCTACCTTGTCACTGAAACCCCATAAGATTGGAATGA